AGAGTTGGTTGTGAAGACAGGAAGTTTGGTCGAGGCATACCCAGCCTGTGGGCTTCGTCTGCGAATAGCCATTAAATACCTCCGGTACTCCAGTACCTAAAACGGGTTGAATCACTAAAATAACGAGTACGCAGGGCAACATCTCGAATCATATTATTATTGTTAAAGATGTTTTTCTTCTTATCATTAATATCTGAAGCTCTGCTCTTAAGATTAAAGAGCTGCTCTTGGTAGCCTAAGAAAGCATCAGTTGCTTCATCACCCTGAGTAATACTCTGGTAGTGACGCATAGCAGTAGCCATGATGGCTCTCTGTACTGAAGTCTCTAGGTTTTCCCAAGGGAGTTTCATAGTTAGTTCAATGTAATAAGGACCTTTACTAGCTTCCCATACATCTGTATCATCAGTAATATTCCACATACGAGCAGGGGATGCATTGTTTAATACTCGTGCTTTAATAAGCCAGTTATCTTTATTCACATGCTGTGATACTAACTCAGCAGCAAGGATACCAGACTCATCAGAATCTGGAGTCGGTAAAACAATATAGCCATCTGCCATAAGTTCAAACTTACGGATGTATTTGTTATTAGCAAGACCTCTCAGTTGATGATCAATGCTAGCTTGTTCGAGTAGGGTGTCAGCAATACCAGTATCAATACCCGACTCACCTTCAAGGTCAGCTACAAGGTTCTCACCTGAAGCCAGTAGCATATGATTAATTGCCTGTAGCTTAGTTATTAAGCCCATAGTAGCCTCCTTTAGTTGTTAGAAAAAACCCACCGACTCCCACTTAAGGGAGCCGGGGGTAGATAAACGATCACCTCCGATTCAAACTAGTACTAATAATAGAAACTTGTTATGAAGGAGAAGAGTAATCATTAGGTAGTAGACTTATATTCAGCACCAAATCCATCAGTAAAGTTATCAATGGTAGTTGCTAATAGACCACGGACTAATGCACGAGTATCAGCACTATTTGCAGTTGCACCAGCAGTAATAAGCTTGACCATCTCAGGCTTAATTACGCCAGTACCCTTAAGCATACTGCCTACGGTGAACTGAGTATTGCGGCGAACATCCTGCACGGTGTCAACCTTCATGCCCATAAGAGAAAGACCAGCAACTGCTTCTGCTTGGAAGAGAATACCATAAATACCAAAAGTGCCGGTATTGAGGTTATACTTAGCAGCACCAATTGCATTACCAGCAGCTGAGTGATCAATCTTTGGAATATGATTAGTCTTAACAATCTTGACACCCATGTAATCAAGGCTGTCAGTCATCATATTCATGCCCTGTGAAATTGGAGCACCAGCACCGTAATCATCACTACCAGTGAAGAGTGGGGTATTAATATAAGCACTATTGGAGTTGATAAGTGGGCTTCTTGGAATACCAAGCGAACGAATAACTTGGAAGACCTTTGGAGTGACAGCGCAATAGACGCTACCAATAGCAACATCATTCTCCTGACAAACAACGAGGTAATCCTCAATTGCTTGGAGAATAAGAAGTCCTTCAGTATCAGTAGCTGCGGCTGGAAGACCTGCAGGAGTTGCTGCAGCCTTAATCTGGGATGGTACATGGAATGCAGCAGCTGCAAGACCACGAGGATCTTGTGATTGAGCTGATAATGCACCAGCTGCTACAAGTGCCATTACAATCTGGCGATCACGGGTATTAGCAAGGGTGAGTCCAGCCTGACGAGCCAGCTCAGAGCGGTAATCCCACTGAGTAACGAGCAAGTCAACATTGTCGGTTTCAAAGTGAGCAGCCATAGGACGCTTATCAAGATTAACCTTGATAGTGGTAGCAGATGAGTTTGTTGTACCACTAAAACCACCAAGTTCAATACCAGCATTCCACGATGCATTCAAACCAACAGTACCCGTAATTGGGAATTCCCATGAGTATCCACCAGTAAGAGTCTTGTTAGTAATCATGTTTTCAAACATATTGAATTGATCATATGCATTGATTACTTCGCCAGACCAAAGTGGGAGCCAAAGCTTATTAAGCGAAAGGTTTCCACCCGAAGTATTATCTCCAACTGCAGTGCGCGGAAGTGTAAAATCAGCCGCAATAATATTTGTACTATTAAAAGCCATTGTAATATTCTTTCTTAAAAAAGATCATATCATTCATATCAAATTGTAAGACAAAAAGTTCTCAACCGTTCGATTATTCCTAAGGGAGTCTTTTGTTGAGTGAGTTTAGCCAAGGGTCATCCATTACCATAAAGGGGGATTTACCCTTTGGCTAACCTCAGTCGATCCGCTGTCTTGTTACGGATTATTTGGGTAATTTTTCAAAGTTAGTACGCATCATCCGCTGCTCAACATATGCACGATACTTAGGATCGTTGTTAAAGCCCGGATGATTACGCTCTGCAGAGAACTCTCGCTTAGTTTGATAAGCGACAATACCCTGCTGAGTCGATGCAATAGGGATCTGCCCTCTTGCGGTTGGCTTGGGTTCTGCACCCTTGCTTGTCTGTGTGGTCTTAGCATACTTAGCCTGAAGCCCATAGAGGGCTACATCCCAAGATGCCGATGCTAGGTTCTGATTGACTGAAGCCTGTTCTGCAGCACTGAGATTTTTGCTAGCCCAGACAAAGAGTTTACTCAACTCTTCCCGACCACCAACTAACTCAGATGCCTTAGTATAAGCCATCTCAATCTTAGCCTTCTGTCCCTGCATATATTCATTAACAACATAATCAGGAAGACCAGTCTTCTTCTTAATGACTTCCAATGTCTCAGCCGAAAGATCATTGTTAGCCGTGAACTCAATGGTCCACTGCTTCCAATCATCTGAGGATGCCGGGATGTTTTCTACCTTGGCTACCTCTTCAACCTTGTTCTCTGGAATCTTTAAGACCTCTGGTAACAAAGGAATTACTTCCTTCACAGGTTCTACCACAGGTTGTCCCGTAACTGGATTAGTAGTTGACGGGGTTGCTTCATACTTCTTCTTCAGGTCTGCGACTTCTTGTCGTGACTGTGTGTATCCTTTTTGAGCAGTCTTTAAACTCTCAAACCAAGCTCCGGCATCCTTGAAATTCTCAGGGACAGCCATACCTTGGTTTCTTACATAAGCATCAAAGGCTACTTTCTCACGAGCAAGCTGAGCATCCTCTGGAGTCGATGTAAGAGATTGTTCCGAAGACATGACTGGAGTCTCAGGGGATTGTTCCATCATATCGGGAGTCTCTTCATTCATATTGTGTATCTTTCGTTAAATTTAATAAGGCTTCTTCTTAAGTGTTTTCTTCTTAGCTACCATAGCGGCTTTCTTAGCCATCATTGGGGAGACTGCCTTCTTTGGTGCAGTCTTTTTCATTGGGTTCTTCATTTGGTTTTTTCCTTTCTTATGCGAATACGCGATAGGGAATCGCTGGTGCGGGATCAACAACAGGAAGCAACTCAATCTGTTCTTCCGTCATCTCAAAACAAACACGGATGTTTGTATGGAATCGTGAGTCAGTTGTGCCGGGTGTAATAACAACACCTTCTTCGTCTGTAATTGGTGACTTTGAAATTGAGCCGATATAATCAATAGCAACTAAACCAGTAGGGACTAAGGTTGTAACACCTTCGTCTACTTGTTCAGCAAGAATACCTGCAGCTACGAGAGCGGCATCAGTTTCTTCTTTAGTATCTGTTCGTAATTGATAATCCATGATATCTTTCTTAGGAAACAATTGTTGTTAGTTGGGTAGGTGTGAATTCGGTTGGATAGAACACAACACGCTGAACACTACTATTAAGCCAATCACGGCTTCCAGCAGGTGTGCCAGAAGTAATAGTTCCATCACTGCCAATATATAAAACTTCTTTAGTATTCATACTACCAGCACCTGTTATTAGATTACTTAAACCAGTTGTGTTTAAAGCACCTCTCATGGCTGGACCATTAAAAGCAAATGCTGCTTTGTTGTTTTCTTTTCTTGTGGTTGCGCCTATTATAGTACCACTAAAGAAATTAATATTAGTCCAAATACCAACAAACATACCTGTACCAATACTAGATTCTCCACAAGATGCCATTATAAGTTTTCCGGGGGAATAATCTCCAAAGCCAACTGGTACTGGATTTCCCATTGTTGTACTACTTGCTTCAGGACGATCAAACTCCATATAGAAAGTACCTGCAGGATTAAGTGTGTTATACCATGAGGTAAAGTTTGAACCAAATAAATAACAACTTTCTAGTGATCTGGTTAGAGCACTTGCAACTGTTGGTAAATAAGTAGTAGCTCCTGATGCTGCCTCTACCTGAGCACCCCATGCATAAATAGTAGAGGCATTTGTATTCTGTCTATTAGGATAAATATAAAAAACTAAACTACTAAAACTAACTGGAGAAGCAGTGGCATTTGTAAACACACGAGTAACACTTACTCGTACCCAATCTAATACTGATCCAAATGTAATATCAGCATCTGCACCAGCACCACCAGCAATAGTAACTAAATCATTATCTGTTCTTGCTTGATAACGTGTTCCAAAAGCTGTCGCACCTTGATCAAAAATACCGATAGAAGGAACTTGACCGTTAGTTTCTACTCTTAACCACACAGATGCAGTAAGATATTTTGTTGAGTTAGCAGGAATAGTAAATGTAGGTATTGGAGTTTGATTAACAACTACATACTGATATCCACTTTCTTTAGTAATTTTACAAGCATTATTACCACCTGAGGGGTCTGGTAATAAAGTATCTTGTGATTTAGTAATACCTCCTGAAGCACCCCAATTACCAGCATACAATACACCAGAGTGTAAACTAAGATTTTCTGTGGGTTGTTCTATTAATATACCACGGGGTTTGGTTGTTCGGCTAAAAGCACCAATGGTTGTTGTAGGGATATAAGCAGTAGCATTACCACTTGTTACATATTCAACTTGTATACCATAAATAGATATATCAAGTGGATCTATAAACCCTTTTAAAGTGATTTCAGTTATAGCAGATGGTGCTATCTCATCAATTCTTGTCCATGTTGTTGGTATTGTAACAACAGCTGAAGTACTAGAACTTGATTGTAGTATACAAGTTTGTGCAGTAACTACATTTGATTTCACATAAAATGAAATTCTTATTGGTTTACCAGAAATAAGTGGCACATTAAGAGCTTGTGTTATACCTGCAGCAGCATTGCTTGATGTAATTCTTGTAGCAGTACCACTGAATCCGGGTGGTGCTGACTCATAAGCAGCTGTAAGAGTTACAGAGTGTGTACCATTTTTTTGCGCCCAAGGTGTACCTCCTGCTATAGTAAAGTTATTAGATTGTTTAATATAATTAGCACGGCTTGTTACAACTGCATTATTAAATCGAGGTTCTTGATAACTAGCTGTTGTAGATGTATTTGGAAAGTAGTTAGTTCGTGGAACAACGGTTCCATATTGAAGCTGTGGGCGAGCAAATGTTATTGATCCGGTTTTATTAAAACTATTACAACCAGTACCAAAAATAATATTGTTGCCACCTGTTCCAGTAGTTGTGGCTGTTACTGTATAAAGACCAACATTGGAAACAACAGTCAACGAATTTATTGCACTTGTGACACCAGAAGTATTTGTGTAATAATAAGTCTGCCCGGTAAATCCAAATCCTGCTCCCATCATATCACTAACGCGGATGTCTGTATTAGTTAATGCAGTAACTTCTATTGAAAACGAAATAGGCAGTCCTGCATTAAGCCCTAATGTTTGTACCCAAGTGGCTATACCTGCAACGCTGGCAAAGGTAACCGTATTATTTCCATTAATTGTTACAGAGGGAGAGCCACCAGTAGTTCCTTGAGTCCAGTTAGATGCAGTTAGCATAGTGCTGTTTCTAACTTCATTAGCCTCTGCATATTGTACAACACCTGCTGTATTAATTAAGGTTGCACTAGTAAGACGGCTAAAGGTTATTCCCTTAGCTGTTAGATTTGCACCACTAGTCATAGCTGTAAAATCTAAATCTAAAGTAGGTGCAATATAGTTAGGATCTGTAATTTGTTGTAGCTGTAAATTAGAAAGCCGTCTGGGAATACACTGTAATTTTTGTATTCTAATTGGATTAAAGGATCCAGAAACTGCTGATGAGTTACCAATTTGCAACCATTGACAACCAGAACTAGTACCAATTGTTCCTGATGTTGCTGTTGTAACAACACCATTTACTGCTCCACTTGGGAATGTACTTCCATCTTGAGCAATTGCTACTTTAAGATTAGTATTTGTAAGAGCGTAGTTAGCAAAACAGTTAAGTCCACTAGCCCCTAGTTCAATACTTGTTCCAGAAAAATCACGGAAATCTACTCGTACTGCTCCAGCAGTAGTGCGACCATAAAGTGCTGCTGGGTATACATTACCAACTCGTGCAAAGCGGTCATATTGTATTAAATAAGTATATGCCGTATTACTAGATGCATTGGCTGTAAAATCATCAACACTAAATTCTGTTGGTTTTGAGTTTGCAGCACTTGAAGCAGATGTTATAAAATCTGCGGGTCTTGTTACAGCACTTGCTCCCGTAGGGATATGAGCAGTTGCAATTGATCCAAGTTCTAATTGTGCGCCCCACATAAGAAAGGTTGCAGCAACACCCGGACCCGGAACAGAACTTCCTGCACCCAAATTACGCTGATCAAGATCTATTTCAACAACATCAACAGCATTAGTTGTTACAGAAACAGAAAACCGTTGCCAAGTAGTTGTAACATTAGCAATAATCATATTACTATTGGTGCCATCTATTTGTCTATTTACACGCATACCTACTTGTTGTGGAGTAGCTGCTTTTAAATAAACACTAAAAGTATAAGTGCCTATTGGTTGTGTACTAGCAGTTTGTTGTGCATGATATGAACTTGAGGTCATGATCAGCTGCTTAGGAATTGAAACACCATCTGGAGCTAATCCACTGCCGTTAGCTGGTGCTGTTATGTTTGTTGCTCCCACCCACAACTGAGGATCAGCAGAGTATCTACATAGGTTTATTGCTTGCCCTTCAATCAACAATCCCCTTGGTTCCCCAATGTTTGAAGTGCTGTAGTCAAACCGAGGGGCGTGATATGCTTTGTCAATTGGACTTGCAAAATAAGTTGGCTGAGCAATATTTCCAGGAACACATCTAGGTTGTGAAAACTCACAAGTAGCATTAGCAACATTGGTGCCCGTACTGCCAATACCTATACGAATATCATTTACAGTTCCCGAAGTTGTTGTAAACACTGCTGTAATTAAACCCGGTGATGCTGTTATATAAGGAGTAACGGGACTACCATTGAGATAGTACTGTGAAACTACGGCAGTTCCAGTTGGTGTTATTGTGTTTGCATAGTGTTGTCCAGTAACTTCAGATACATATACACTAAATGAGTATGTAATGCCGGGAGTAATGTTTACTGCACAACTAGTGAATTTTTGTAGTGCTGTAGCACCTGTAGTAACTCGTCTTACACCCGGAGAAGGAGTACTTGCATCCCAAGATCCACTACTTGTCCAATTTGTCGGTGAAGATGGTCCAACTAACGCGCTATTGACAACTAAATTAGTATTTGCATATGCCACATACCCTTGTGAATTTACAAAGGTTGCAGTACCCAGTCTATTAAATATTAATCGTGGATCAAGTATACCCGTAGTAAAATCTAAATTCAATGTAGAACCATCTCCTCCTTCTATAGGAAGCAAACGATTCCGTTGTGTCCTCCATTCAGGAGGATCTAAAGTCCATGTTCGATTACGATGCATTACATTGCTCCATAGAAAGCATTACCACCTGTTGCTGAACCACTACCTGTAGCAAAATATTCAATTTCAATTTGCTCACAACCTAAGGTATCAACAAGGATAAAAGCTGTTGAACTAACTGATGTTGCATTATAAATTTTAGCATCACCTTGTGTTTTGTTAATAGTGGCTGCTGGGAATAAAGCAACAGTGTTAATGGTGACTGAAGACGCACCTAAAGCTGCTATTGAACCATAGAATAATAACTGTGGTACATACCATGTAGTAGCACCAACAATTGATTTATTCCAACCAGTTACCCGAATAGTTTGTGCAGTTGCTGCTGTTGTTAATGGAATAATTTTAATGTAATTTAAAGTTGAAGCAGCTACTACAACACTATTGCTATTTGTTGGTGCCGTAGTAGTAGGCAGGTTATTAGGAATAGTTGTAGTATTGTTAGGTATATTTGCTGTTGGCGCAAGAAGAATCAGCGGCTCTTGCACAGTCTTTAACTGTGACATTGTGTGTGTATGAATCATTGTTTTTTATCTTTCTTTGGGTACACTATCTTTGTAGCGTCTTTGCCCGTGCATGTGGTAGTCTTACCACAGTTACATTTGTATGTTTTTTTTGCCATGTTTTACCAAGTAGAGATTGCTACACGCTTCCAAGTGTTGGTAGCCGTGCAGACATAGATGTAGTTGGTGTCGTGAACGATGTCCCCCTTGGTGCCTGTTGCTGTAGCAGAGGCTGGGGTCTTCTGAGTGGCAACTGATACGGTGTCACCTGTAATCAGCAACGAGCCAAACAGTTTGGTGGATGTTGTTGCAGTTACGCCGATGACAGTTGTGTTAGTTCCAAGCCCAACTGCGCCCTTGCCGATGACGATTGAGTTAGTGTCACCGACAGCGGCAACATCGGATTCAAATCCAATGACTACATTGTTGCTGCCTGTAGTAAGCAAGTCACAAGCGTAGCCACCCAATGCCGTATTACCCGCGCCTGTTGTTACTGCACCAAGCGAGTGTGCGCCCACAGCAGTATTGTTAGTTGCTGTTGTGGCAGCATCCATAGCGTTACTACCGATTACAGTATTTCGGTGTCCTGAACAACTAGCACTTAGTGCCACATATCCGATTGCGGTACATCCGTATCCATTATTGCCATATCCTGCACTTGCTCCAATAGCAACTAAGAATTGACCGCCTACCTTATTTGCAGCACCTGCCGCAGAGCCGATAGCCGTAAGACCACCACCAAGATTGCTTGCACCAGCATTAAAACCAATTGCAATGCAGTTTGCGGCGTTGTTGGAAGTTCCTGCATTGCCACCTACAAAAACATTGTTTACGCCTGTGTTAGAAACTCCTGAACCGGGACCAATGGAAACTAGATTATTGGATTTATTTTGGTACGCCGCTTGATACCCAAACGCTAATACTGTGCTACCCGTGTTTACATCTGCCGCTTGAACACCAATAGCAGTAACAGATGTTCCCGTGTTGTTGCCAAGCGCAAGCCGACCGATTGCAATATTGGTATCGAAGTCTCCCGCACCACGACCAATCTTGTGTCCGTTGATATAGGAGTCTTTAGCAACACCCACACCACCCGCAACAATGACTGCACCTGTAGCAGATGATGTCGATGCGGTTGTAGCAGAGAAAGTGTTGAGTGCAGTCCATGTATTGGTATCACCTAATGCAACACCGCCCCCACCAGCCACGCTTGCTGCTGCCCATGCGCTTCCATTCCATTGGGGTACTTGATTTAAAGTAGCTCCACTTTGCGTTAAATTGGATAATGTGTGTGTATGTGTTACCTCTGCTTTTTCTTCTAACATTGCTTCAAACTTTGTAGTTTGAACTTTAGTTTCTAAAGCAACTGTAAGTTCAGTTGTTTTTTTTAAAGAAGAAGACAACAGAGTTTGTAGTTTTTTATTTAATAATTGCTGCTGTTGTAAGGCTTTACTTGAACTCATTACTTACATTTTCTATTTTTAGGACATGATGTCTTAGACTTACCGGGTCCACCCCATAGGTCTTTGCATGCCCAGTATTTAGCAGTGAGTTTATTACTTGCGGAATCACACTTATGTCTAGCCTTGAAAGACTTACGAGCTTCAGGACTATAGTTGTTACCATAACCTGCTGCCCCATAATGAATGATCTTTTCTTGTCCATTAGCACAAGCCTTTACTACCCGTTTCTTATTCGGGTTAGGAGACTTAGTGGGTTTGTTACAAGACATGCTAGCTTTATTAACTTTCTTAGCCATTAGGTTGTCCTCCTGTAAATGCAGACATGTCAGCACCAGAGTTCTGAAGAACATTCATGATACCTTGTCCACCATTCTGTGCGAGATCTTGTTGTCCTGCCTGTGCCATGATGTTACCCATTGCTCCAGCAGTTGCCTGTGTGGAAGCCTGAGCCATCTGCTGCTGAGCCTGTTGTTGTTGCATCATCATTTGCTCTTGCTGAATATCTTCAGCTGAGCGTACCCAATTACGGGCATCAAAGCCAAGAGAAGTAATCAACGCTCTAGCATACTCTTCCCATTTAAATGCAGCGGCTGCTTGCTCAGGTAGATTGCGAACCATCTCGCCCATCTGCATAAGCTTTTGCAAATCAGTGTCACGACTTAGGGCTTGAAGACCAGTAATTACTTCAATAGATAATACACCTTCATCATCAAAGAACTGTTCATACATTCTTGTATCAAGTTCTTCGTTTTCAATCATTAAAAATACAGATCGCTTGACAATTGGTTCCATGAGATCTCTAGCGATAGCACTGAATGCTCCACCTAAGACTGTCTCAAGTTCAGAACCAATCATACGAACAGCGGTAGCAGTTACGCGGTCACCACTTGGTAGTGAGGAGGCAGACATTAAGAATGCCTGACCAATTTCTCTACGCATAGTTTCAACAGCGGTCTGAGCGGCTGAAATCTGTGGGTTCATTGTCTGTGATGGTGACAGTACAAATACATCTGCTTGTCTCACGGGAATCCATGAGCCATTGGGTGCATCAGCAACATCGTCTACCTCAGTAATACCAGATGGATCAATGCCCATCCAGAAGGCTGAGGCTGCTGCCATGCCATCAAGCAATGCTTTAGTATAACCATCAAGACTTGATAGGTCGCCTAGGATATCTTCGCAGTGCGATCTCCCGTAGTTTTCTCCGGGTATGCCGTACCACCGTAGTACCGTCACAGGACATACTTCGTAGACACCGCTTGTCAGTAGGTTCCCATCGCCGTCTTCCTTTGTGTACTTCCATAGATTGTCCTCCTTGAGATATTGACAATATGTTTTTTTGTAACCTCTCTTAGCGGATTCGGGTAAAGAGAAGTGAGGACTAATTGCTTCTGGATCTACAAGATCATATTCAATATGAATAATTTCATTGACATCTCCAGCAACAGTACGCTGTACAGCATAGTTATCTAGACGAGTAACTCTAAACTTAAAGTCATCCATCTCATGTACTAAACAATCTCCAACTACAATTAAATTTTGTATTGTTTGAAAGATTGTTTCTCTTAGGTTAGTACCAATAAGTTTGCGATAGACTTGATAACTCATAGTCTCAAGATACTGTCCAATTTCTGCGGTTGGTTCTACACCAGACCGAAGACCAAATTTAAAAAAGGGTGTGTCATTCAATGGCATCATTGCTGATAGCATTCGGCTAGCCAATGAAGTCACACCTCTCGCACCAACAGATGATGTGGGCTGTGGTAGTTCCATCTCTTCCGTCCAACCCGAAGGTGGGAGAAGACTTGGAACAGTTAGTGCGGCACATAGCCGAGCACGGTATAGTTTAGATGTTCGCATTGCATCTAACATTCGGAAGCGTTCAACAAGATTGTTTGCCATTTACACTCCTTTATGTAGATACACCATTGTATAGTGCGGAATAAAAATCTAATGCTTTAGCGTTATCACCTTGAATACCTCTAGTACCTTGTGCTTCAGCTTGTGACTGAGCTTCCATAATTGCTTCTTGTTCTGCAGCAGTGGATGTTTGGACTGCTGCTTGCTCATCTGCCTTGGTTCTAGCCATAGCAACAGCTTCTCTAGCAACACGGCGAGTCTCAGAATCTTCTGCTGCTTTTCTACGCTCTTCTTCCTGTTCCTTTTGGAAGGCGCGTTCGTCATCCATCAGTTTCTTTTGTTCAGCATATGACATACCACCACTAATCCTAGGGCTTCCACCCATATTACTTGCCTCCTTGCTGTTGCTTTAGCACAGCTTTTAATTTGTTTACGACTTCTATTTGCCCTGCTCTAAATGCAGATCGTCTTGCAAACTTGCTTTCTTCACAGTCAGCATCGTATTCAAGGGGCTTGTATAGTTCTTCCAGAATTTTTATCAGGTCTGGGTCTATTCTCGGATACTTTTCTGATTTCATTTCTTAACTCTTCTATTTGAATATACAGATCTTTGATTAACTGTTTAACTTCAGGTAGATCTATTGGGGTAGATAGAGCTAAGCGAGTCTTTGATTGTTGGATGTTAGTGATCATTTCTTTTTCTTTGGTTTCCTTACAGCCTTAACTGCAGCCTTAACTGCAGCGTCAAGTTGTTTTTGTGTGAGGTTTTTTACAGCGTTAGCAGCATCAGTAATTTTTTTGTTTAGTTCTTTTTGCTGTTCGGCAAGTGTTGCTGCATATATAGTAGCCTGAGCTGTTTGTATAGTAGGATCGGATCTAAAGCGCAGGGTTTCTGCATCTCTAAAAGCTTGTAGTCTAGCAGCAGCCACTTCTTCGGATGCTTTATAACTATAAATTTTATTTCCATTAACTCTACTAGAACTTCTGTTTCTATTGCCAGCTGCTGCATATGCGTTCATATCAAAGTCAACATCTGTGCTTTTAATAACACCTGTGTTTGCGTTTTTTGTTACTGATGCAAGATATTGGTCTAAAACATTATCCTTTTGTGCTTCGCCTGATTGTTTTACAAACTCAGTAATACGTTGCTGCTGTAAATCAAACTCTTCGTTCTGTTTAGCAACAACATCAATTTGCATATCGGTTTGTCTTTTTGCTTCAGTCTCTGGATTAAAGACATAGAAAGCAGCATCGTTGTTTGCTGTAGTTATATCATCACCTACAGTAAATCGAACATCTTTCATCTTCGCATACATCGGGTTATAAATATCCGAAAAGTTAGGCAAGTCTTGTTTGGTCAGAGCAGTCTCTTTAGTAGTACTATAGTAGGATGCTTGTCCTACATTTGCCATGTTTAAAAGACCACCCTGCACACCAGCAATATCTGTATTTAATTCTGTTAGTTGTGTATTGTAATTTGCAAGAGCTGTTGTTGCTCCAGTTAATGTTTGTCTTTGTTTTGCCATTGTTTATCCCCTTAGATCAATTATCTCACAAGCTCCTGCAGTACAGGCTAAGGTGTGAGATGATGTTGTTGTATCAGTCTTTTCATAGAGAGATAGCTTGTTAAAGTCTACATCTATAACTGGAAATTCATTATATGTTTCTAGCGATATAGATTCAAAGGGAGCTTGTGCATATACATGATCAGACTTAGGTAAAAAAGATATACCAGAAATCTTATCAAAGTTATCCCACACCCACTGACCTACAGGAAGAAACTCATTGTCAGCATAGTTAACAGTAATGCTTGGCTTGTGCTGACAGTAGTGCTCTTGATAGGTTAACCATAAATTAAGATGATCAATAGCGGATAGTTCATTCTGAGTTAGTGATCCCGATGGAGCAGCCTGAACAAAGGTAAAGACTGCAGTTGAATCTGCGTTCATTACACAGTCTTCTACTGGTACTTGGGCATCTCTCATCATGAAGTAGAGTGGATCCTTCTTGTCGATACGGACTCTTCTAAAGTAATGCTCAGCATACCGGGGATGTAATCCGCTGGCTGACGAAGCAAGACATGAGGTTGTACCTTCTGGTTTAATACAAGTAATTGATTTACTTGGATTGATACCCAGCTTCTTAGACCAGTCAAGGTTAGTCTTGATGGCTGTCTCTCGTAGATCCTCAAGGACATACTTAAGTCTGCCATGTCCTAATAGACCGGACATCAACTTGTTATCAAAGATACCTGTCATGGATACACCAAGCAGTCTCTCTTCCTCACAGTTATCCTGCCATGTCTTATCCTTGGCTAGGTAAGGGAAGTAAGTGAACATGCTTTGGATAGTGCCAATGATGGTAGCCATTTCAATTTTCTTTTCTAACGACTCTTGTGTATCAGTTGCATTGACAACAACAGTAGATAGATTACAGAATTGATTAGGGCGTAGGATGATTTCACTGCATGGATTCGTACCATAGTAATGATCCTCACCACGCTCTGCCTTGACAGCAATGTTCTTCATTGCATCACGATTACAAAGACCACGCTCTCCACTATGGGAGTTGTATAAGTCTGTCCACTCTTCGAGGAACTGACCCATTGATGGTCTGCCGTTGTAGATGGCTGAGTTGTTCGCTAAGGCACGATGACTTGAGGCTTGCCACCACGCACCACTCTTGCAAGTAGCCATCTCACGGTCTGCTAGGTCGCTTAGAGAGATCATAGCGGAGCGGCGTACACCACCCACAATGACTGACTGAGCAATCTTGCAGCAGATATCATGGCACTCAAGGGGCGTAAGTCTACGACCTTGGGCAGAATAGAATGTCTGTACTACAAATCTAAAGACTTCTTCTAGTGGGGCAGGACCGCTTGCTCTACCACCAAAGGTCTTTAATCTTTCACCTGACTTACGGATCTTACTTGTGTCCCACTTAATGTGGATACCCTTATAAAGATTGTCAAGTAGGTTGTTAAGTGCATCACACCAACCCTCGCGGCTATCCTCAACAAACATAACTGTATCAAACATCTTATGTATTGTTGGGATAGTCCCAAGTTTGTCGGTGCATCTACGCTCAACCGTATAGCCTACTCCAGTACCGCACATAAGAATGTACATAAGGTTGGAGAAGGAAGTTGTTTTATTAATCTCAATGTATGAGCAATTGTATAGGGCAGTATGATCACGATCCAATGCTGGACCTGCGGTCATCAACCCACGCATACTTGGCAGTACTTCTAGATTAAGGATAGCATCTCTGATATCTGTCCGTGTCAGAAGGACAGGAGCTTTACCAGTAAAGTAATTCCACCACCTATCGACAGTCTCATCCCAAGTCTCTCTGCGGTTCTCTTTATCCATCCATCGACTGTAGCGACTGATAGCAATAAACTTTTGAAATGTATCCATTAGACTCCTGTACTCCCAAACTTACCTTCGCCTCGCACAGTAAACGGAAGTTTATCTACAGAGACAAACGAGAACTGTGTAACGGGCATGAAGGCAATCTGTGCAACACGATCACCCCGTTTAAGAGTGTGTGTTATTGTTGAATTGTTAATAAGTGGTAACCAAATCTCACCACGATAATCAGAATCAATGACACCAACTGAGTTGGCTAAGTTAATTCCTTTGTTAGAAAGACCTGATCTCATAAAGAGTAATCCTACATAGCCCTCAGGGATAGCTAAGCTAACCCCTGTGGGTACTCTAGTTACTACTCCGGGGAGTAGCGTAGTGTCCGTAGTGATCTTAAGATCAGCCCCGGCTGCACCCTTGGTATGGTAGGCTGGAGCACAGTCTCTATCATGGAGTACCATAGGGATCTTAGAATCGCTATGGGTATAAGTAGAAGTATTGTAATTGTTTTGATTAGCAATAGTTAAAGACTCAGTGTTGTATTGGTTTACATCAGTGTTCATTAGTGTTCCCTTGAGTATCACTCTTAGTAGCCCCAACTATTGGGTCAAACAATAGTACGGACTTAGTTTTCTTGTTATATTCACCATGTCTAAGGATGCGTACACACCTAGCCATAGCGAGACAGTAATCATATCCATATCTATCCATTTCCTGAGGCTTAGCTTGGTCATAAGCTGCCAATACGGCGGCTGTCCAGTTACGGGGATGGACATACTTAAGCCACTTCTCTGCCTTGGCAGGTCCCCACTTCCAGATACCGGGGATATTATCAGTCGTATCACCCATGATCCATTGCTTGTGAAAGTTAAAGTCAGCGGTATAAGTATCAAGTTCCAGAGGTTTAACTTCCTTGTCTGGGTTCCAATGCCACCCCGGTACAGACCGGAGATCTTTGTCAATGGTCACAGCAATAGCCTTGTTACCCGAAGCCATGAGTCCCATAATATCATCAGCCTCTAGGGTAGGAACAAAGAGTATATCATTCTGTTTAATTAAATCAACAGCGTATGATAAACTATCTGGTGCTTGTTTCTTTACATCCCGATGAGCTTTATATGGTTCCCACACTTGTCTACGAAAGTTATCTTTACGATCACAGGAGATAGCCACATATACTTTCGTTACTCCTACGGGAGTCCATGCCTTGACATCATGTTCAATGCGCTCCGCAAGGTACTCAATGCCTTCTTGATCTGCCCAAAAGGCAGCACGATAGGCAATGATGTCTCCGTCAAGCACAGCAGTATCAGGTCTTGGTTGGCTTATCATCGTCTTCCTTATCTATAAAAATTTCCATGATCTCTTTGAACACAGTATCTCCATCAGGTAGTCTGTCTTCTCTTGAGGATAGGCACAGCTCACAGTTACACAAATCATCTAACATTGCTTCGGAGAGTAGGTGAAACCATTCATCAAACTTTGTATTGCACTTAGTTTTGAATGCTGCCTCACTCTCATCATTCTTTAGAGTGTAGTGAAACATGTCTTCATATTGTTTGTTGCCTGTCTCAATAGCAATTGCTAGTGCTTCAGACTCATGTGTTCTCCACTCTGCAAACTCCTCAGGGAGTTCACGCTCACCTGCTGATACAAAGACTGTGAGAGCACGGATGTCACGAGCAGCAGCAATCTCATTGGTATAGCGACAGTCATCCACAATGATAACCTTCTCATGCCAGATAGATGGGTCAGCCTTTAGGGCTGCTTGTTCTTCCTCATAGAGTTTCTTAATCTTAATACGGAATTGTTTAACCCAATAGTCTGGATCTTGTTCTCTCATAGTAGAGCCAAGGGTCTGACAGAACTCACGATACTCTTCTTGATTGGTATCCTTAGTGTATCCCTTCTTAGCCGCCTCTTCCTTAAGGGCAGCAGCAAAGGGAACAATCACTGGTGTATACTTATTGTTATAAGCGTACTCACTGATCCACTTTGCTAGTGTTGTCTTCCCGACTCTTGCTTGTCCACCGATCATTATCGTTATCATGTAAGCTTTCCCATAGTTGTTTAGGGTTGAACAGATTGGGTGTATCCCAACCTTTGAATTTTAAATAGTCACATATAAAAGTAATACAATTGGTTGGTTGTTTCATACCAATGTATTTACCTATGAGTGTATACACTAGCATCTTATAACTATTGAGTGGTTTATATTTATAAGCAAAGATAATATCTTCTTCACTCATGTCTATAGATCCTAGATCAAACTCATAGTACTTGCTTATCTTTAGTTGTTTAAGATTGGCAAGTCTCATTACCTTTACTGGCTTACGATCTACCACTACAAAAGCAAATGGTATACTCAGATCAAACTCAATGTGAGCATGAGTATGACGGCTCCAAGATAGTAAACGAATGGCATAGTATCGCCACCCTTGTACCTTCTTGAAGTTATAAAATACAATTCTTCCATTAACTTTCATAGAAGATCGGCATCCCTAGATATGTAGCTAGTGAATGTTCAACCCTCGCACCTTCCGAATGCTCCCAACCACAGAGCATTACCATACCAGTACACTGAAGGATAGCATCAATGTCACGCTTCATGCAAGCACGAAGATGATCTAATGAATCCTCAACAGTAGAGGGATCAAACCCCTCATCCTCATCCATCTTAGCGGGATTGTGGATCTTACCAACCACAGGATTCTTAGTCCACTTCTTCTCAGCCTTATAGAAAGCCTCAAAGTTATGGTTAGGATATCCTCTCATAGGACCAGCAATATATAATTCTAATTTAGACATGTGTCTCCTTAATGTGTATCAGCCCAACACTTACCAATGCAGTACTCTGCATCAATACGAATATTCATCTTTAACATCTCACCTGCTGTAGTAGCAGCAGCAGTAACAGCCTTACCGAATCCTTCAGCAGTCTCTACCGGACACGAGTACTGTAGTTCGTCATGCACATAAGCCAGCTGCTTGGCTCCTGCTGCCTTGATAGACTTGAACGCCTCGACCATCCAGTACTTGCTTACGATGGCTCCTGACCCCTGCAGCAGGGTATTGAGGGCAGCGTGTTCACTACGCACGGGTACACGCCTACCATCAGGCAGGAGTACACCCTTGTGCTTGAGTGCCTCATACTTTACCATGTCCTGCACCTTAGTAAGGGCAGGGATTTCTTTCTGAAAGCGTTCTCTTAATCCCCTAGCCTCACCAATACTACAACTACAAACTAAAGCAATCTTCTTATCACCCGCACCATAGAGGTACGCATAGATAAAAGACTTTGCTAATGCTCGTGAGCTGAGTCCAGCTGCCTTCTGATTGTGTGTATGAATGTCTCCTGTTAGGAGTACTTTACCATACTCACCGTTGTCATACTTAGCCATGAAGTGGGCAAGCATACGAAGCTCTAGCCCCGACAAGTCAGCACCAACTAGCACCTGCTTGGGATCACATAGCCAGAGTTCTCTTGCTCTGTGATCACCACTTACCTGTGCTATGTTGGGCTGACTGTGGGTACAACGACCTGTCGCTGCACCCTGTGGATTGATGTTGCCATGTATACGCCTGTCTCGACTATTGATTGATCGACTGTTCCAGTCCTCAACCATACCCATTAACTTGATTGCATTGAAATACTTTACGAGTGTCTTTGCTTCTGGATAGTCTAACACAGCCAACACGGATTCATCTACCTTTGGGTTTCCCTTCTCAGTTTCTTGTGGTTTCCATCCATACCTTTCGGTAAGACGGTTAGCTATTTGTTGTCGAGAACCGGGATTAAAGGTATCTACTTTGTCTTTGAGTCTCTTGCCTGTCTTGGGCGAATGTCTAATGATAACCCGGTCAGGGAAGACTTGACGCATTTCATCTTCGATACCAAGCTTTTCCAACATAAGGTTTTTATACAACTCTTCTCCGGCATCAAGGTCATAATTAAATCCATTGCACACTTGCTCCATTAAAATTGTAGATACTGTATGCTCAAAGGCTACAATATTTTTGTTGTCTGATATAAAACTCTTTTGTTTATTGAAGATAGCTTCGCCAAGTCGAGTGTCCTGCTGACAGTACTTGCCCATCTCTAGGTTGTAACTAGTCCAGCCCAAGGTATACTCTGACTTAGGAAAGTTAAGATGTATACCCCATGACTTGAGTGAGTTGTCTTTGAATGGGTGAGTGTTGATGTCTGGATGCATTAGCTTGCTGATGATAAGTGTATCAACAATACGCTTAGGCATAGCCATATTGTACAGTCTACGCATGACCGGGTAGTCATACCCCAAGATGTTGTGACCGATAATAACATCAAATTGTTTGAGGTAATTTACAAGGTCTGGCATCTGATGTTCTAACCAAAGTACTGGTTCTTGATTAGGAATCTTGGTGGCTGCACATAATACACGAGTAACTTCCTTGTGAGGATTACCTTTAGAATCTAATATCAACTCAGCTAAACCATTTCCTTCAATATCAAGTACACATACTTTCATTAGAACTCCTGTTGTTGTTCGGGTTCAAACACTACTGAGCCATCCTCAGCAATAGCGAATCCAATTTCTTCTAGTCTGCCTGACACATGGTCATAATATAATGTACTTGCAATACCTGCTCGACCAGTCAGACGGTTCTTGAGTACACGCACTAGTGTAGTGTTAGCAATCTTCTCATCTGTGTTCTGTCGATCTCTCTCCAAAGCAATGACTGTGTTAGGTACAGATGCCAATGCACCGGAGCCACGCAGATCTTGCAGGGTAATACGGTCACCCTCTTCGTATGCCTTGTCACTCTTCTTGAGTTGTGATACGATGTCTACATGCACACCTGTACGCACAGCAATAGCACGGAGTTCCTTCATGAGTGTATCAATAATGATACGCTCTGAGTTACCACCCTCGACATCCTTAGTCTGCATACTCATAAGTCCTGCAGCAGCGGCGGTGATATGATCAAGCACAATGACATCCACCTTGAGGGAGGTTGCCATGAACTCCATACGAGCCAGCAGATTAGCCATTGCACTGTTACCTAAGTGGTCATACACATAGAAGTTTGTACCACACAGTTGTGCCTTAGCTGCTGCGTATTCCTCATCAGTAAGATCATCAACCATAGCCATGTTGATTTGTTTCTTGCCAAGCATGGTACGCAATTCATTCATCATTCGTCCTGCTCTAATAGCACGGACTGGTTTGTTAAGTATCAAGCTGATCATATCATCCATAGTTTCCTGTGGAGATTCCTCAAGCATGATACACCCAACACTACGACCCTCTACTAAGTGATGCATCATAAGCTCACGAAGTATAGTAGACTTACCAGACCCAGTACCGGATGCCCATAGTGTAATCTCTCCACTACGCTGACCAATCAGGAACTCTGATAGACCATCGTAAGGGAAGGGATAGACACGAGCATGGTTCATAGACTGTGAGTCTGTGATAACTTTAGAGATGTGCATGATCTCATCAGGAGAATACTGCTGTGCTTCCCATAGTGCTGATACCAATTGCTTGGTCTGAGCATTCATGTAGCACTCACTAGCATCCTTGTATGGGAGCTTAGCAATCTTGCACTTACCCGGAGGAAGTAGATCAGCAACTTCCATAGTAGCTTTCTGTCCTGCCTCATCCATATCAAAGCATAGGACAACTTCAGCGTATGAGTTAATGAACTCAAGATTCTCTTTGATAGACTTGGCTGCAGAGGTAGCACCATTGGGGATAGACACGACAGCCCATGTACCACCGAGTACTTGGTTGACTGTCATACAATCAATCTCACCCTCAGTAATGATAAGCCGCTTGCCTCCTGCCTTCCATAGGTTCTGACCAAAGAGTTCTAAACCTTTGGCACTACCACGCCAAGCAAACTGTTTGTTAGGACCACGAAGGTGTTGTCCTAATAGCTCACCACTTTGATAGTAGTTAGCAATGTGTACTTCCTTACCATTGATCTTGGCTACCTGATAGCCATACATGCGGCAAGTCTTTTCCGTAACGCCGCGATCCTCAAGATCAATGTAAGAACCAGTGAGCACTTTAAATTCTTTAGGGGTTGTTGTAGTAAGTTCATCTGTCATCTCTGTTCCTTTAGAAGAGCGGTAATACTTGCATTTAAAACAATACACATGATCATCATAGACTGCAAGGTTGTCACCACTACGATCTGCACCATTCTGTACACAGCGTGGACACTCAGTCTTGCTTTGGAATAGACTCATTTAAATCAATTGATCCGATCTTTGCTAGCTTGATAAGAAACTCTGGGCTAAAACAAAAGCTTGCTATAGCCTGATCTTCATCTGTTCGATATCCATTAGGATCCTCAGATTCGTAAACAATAAAGTTAACATTCTTATTAGACATCTGTATGCGGAGGTACAATCTATCATCACCACCCATACCTGCAGCATCAGAGTGTATTATAAAAGACCCAACAGGAAAATTCATTTGCAACCATCCATCTAGTTCACTCATCTTTACCCTTGCCCCACCCTAAGGTGGTGTTGTCTGCCATTTGATTAAAGCCAGTTCTAATTAATGCCTTGATATCGTTACGCTCGTCAACCAATTTATCGTACTTGTTTTGACTTGTCGTACCATCCGTTTCAATACGACCAAGCTTGTGACTAAGTGCTGCCAGATCATATACCAGTTCTTCGAGTTCATTTAGATTCATCTTTATTTATTTCTTTTGGTTTACCAAAGATAGCTTCATAATTTTTTTCATAAATTTCACGATCAACTGGACGATACTTATCACCCTTACCTGACTGTGACTTGTCACGCTTCTTAGCTTTGAGCCACGGTTTATCTTTTGCCAATTGAATCCTCCTTTATTAGGTATCCCCATTGTCTTAGTTTAGCTGCTTGCTTTAGTGTTATCCTGCCATGCAAGGAATCATACGCAAGCAGTTCAGTACGAGCAGCATCGCGTTCCTCTTGTAGGAGTGTGATTAAATCTTGTTGAGAAGTTCCTTCCATATGGGAAGTACCCTGTAATTTTAAATCATTTAGTTTATCCATTAAATATACTTTACACTTTTTGAGTATGTCTGCTAATTATTACTACCTATAGCCAACAATTAACCCAGTGATCCATTCAATGCCATCCATGATATAGGAAAGGCTTTGGCACAGCAGTCTGAGATTGCTAGTGCTACTTGTCGGCACTCATCCTGTGCGTGTGGGTCAAGACGGAGCTGACATACCCTGTTGAAACCATAGAGGGAGCCAGTCCAATACCACTCAGTCATCATAGACTGTGGTAGTACTGTCCTTGCTTGCTCAGGACAGACACCCTCATACAGCATGAGCCTGTATGTACTGAGAGAAGATTTGATTGATTCATTATAACACTGTTGTACTAATGCGCTATCCTTTACATGCTCAGAGGAGGAGCCTTGCTTCTTGTTCTCTGCTGCTGCCCTCCAGTTGCTCTGTGGTGACCAGAAGGTAGGCTCATAGTCTACATACCGTCTACTAACTTCGTTCCATGCGAAGCCAACCTGATGCTTGGCTAGCTGCCTTGCAACAAAGATCGGAGCCTTGATATGGAACTGCAGGGTACAATGGGCAAACGGACTCCAATGCTTATGCTTAGCGAGATAAGTAATAAGCTTTATATTCTGTAGCTCAGTGTAGTTGGCTGCTTCCTTAGCGAAAGAAACACGAGCAGCATCTACTACGGTATTATCACTACCCATTTTGAGTAAGTGTTTTACGGACATCTCTTCGTATATCATACTTTTGTTTCTCCGATAAGTATTTTACTTTAGAAAAAAGGAAGGGGGATTTCTCCCCCTCCCTTCCTATGGTGGTGACAATAAAGTCAACGGATCTATCTCAGTCAACAAGTGCCGGACTGCTTGGACTAAGACCAATCAATACACCAGTTATAGGTTGCTTACTGACAGAGTGAAGTAACCATCTTCACCTGTAGCTGCCCATTGCTTTGTTACATTTAGGGAAATGATTTGAGAGTCATCTTCCCAAACCTTCTTGTTCATTGTATCAAGTATAGCTTTAGCAAAGTTATCAATATCAGGGCGAGGAGCATCTAACTCAGTAGACTTAGGCTTCTTAACATAGAGTTCAATGTCAACAGCAAGAGAACCAGTAAGGGGTACTAGGTCTGTGCCTAGTATATCCCATACTACCTCTGCTGCTTTCTCTCTGAACTCTTTATAAGTACCTGTGTAATACGCTCCCCATTTACCGACCCTAGGTCTTGATGCGGCAACTGGATTCAGATTAAATCTCCATTGATTAGAATGGGAGATCTTCATCCTCTGTTTCCTCAACATTAACAAGTGCTGGTGCAGACTTAGTTGGAGTAGCGGTTGACACGAAGCCACCATCTACTGCATCAAAACCTGAACCACCTGTAATGTTGTTGGCATTCTTCTCAATGATCTGAATGCCATTTAAGTACACACTAAGACTATTGTCTCGTGTGATAACACATGGTGAAAGCTTAAGTCTTACCTTATCTCCACCAAACGGTACGGTATCGGTTGGGGTAGCCTGTGAATCAACACAAGGGAACTTACCTTCCTCAACATGTACTCGGCTCTTAGCCTTGAAGGTACGCAATCCATCCTTCTCCATGATACCATTGATCTTAGTAGCACCTGACTTCTTAAGGATATCCTTGAGAACTTTATCAAGTGTCTTGTCTAAGACAACAGTAATGTTATGGTTGGCAGATGCCTCACCGAAAGCAATGTCTGGCTTAAGTAGATTGCTCCACTTAACTTCGACTACTTCAGTTACAAACTGTGGCATCTTCTTTAACTTGCTCTTGTTCATTCGTAGTTTCCTTCTTTAATGATGCGTTGATATTGTCAACTTGCATATTCAAATCCATTACAATAGTATTCATGCCAGATGCGAGCTGACTTAAGCCAGCCGAAAGCTGACTAAGATACGCAACAACACTATCGGTACGGATAGCAGGAACTTGTTCCTTTGTTTCAGTCTCGGTATTAGTTTCAGTATTCATATTTCCTCCTTTCTAAAAAATAATATCTTCTATAGCCCCAACTATAGGGCTAATGTTAAGTCTTTTGATTTACCACCATGTCTGTCCATGTAGGGATACGGGCAAGGATGAACAGAGAAATCTCTGTGCCTTCCTTAAATCCTAGGATCTCACATAAGACTGCACTATACATAGCAGCATTAGGATAAATGTTTTTCTGAGTTTGCTGACCAATAATACTCTTGATCTCTTGTATTCTAAAGTGATACCACGGATGGTACGCTTCGATATAGTTTGCTACCTCTTGCCAAGCCGGGTCAATGCCATCCTTATAGAATGAATTACCAAAGCCAGCAATAGGAATCTTCCTATTGAGGATGTCTACTATATCTCTAGTAGATGTGATCAACATCAGACGAGCCTCAGAGATAGGCGCATGGTAAAGACCAAGAGTTAAGATAGCCGAAGCTAATGCATTCTCTAAGCGTCCTGTTGTACCACTCGCATTAAGACATGCCATTGAACTAGCGTTAGGATTATTCCTTGCTGAGTTAGCATGTGCTTCTATCACCATGTTTAATAAGACTTGGTGATTAATAGAACCATGCGGTTCAACTACATAGGGTAAATCAATTGTTATTTTCATAGTGGCATCAGTTCTAAATAGGGTGCGCCATTAATGACAACACCACAACTAATCACGGGCTTCTTGATATTGTTCTCACCATACTTCATGCCAATGTGCTTGCGGTCTACACCACAACCTACATTCATACCGAAGATAGCATTGAGAGGGCTGACCTGCCAGTTAATACCAGCACATGAGTGATGATGCCCTGCTACAACAGACATACCAAGTGCCTTGGCTGTGTTAAACGAGGGGTACATACTAGAGCCACCAGTACCATGATGATAGAAGACTCTATCAACGGTATGGTTCTTTACCCATGACCACTTGGTATTGTAGACTTCATTATAAGTCTTCAAGTAAAAGTCAGGGATACCTGCATCACCTGCAAGTCGAAGCACACGCTCATCATGGTTACCAATTGTAACTACCATGTTCTTAAAGGTAGCCTTCCATTCCTTAATCTGTTCCATTGCATTGCGGTACTCACTCACCGCACCCGGATGATCCGGATGCTTAGCATGGAAGCTAATGCAATGATGGTCAACGATGTCACCGATATGTACGATGGTGTCACACTTATACTCTGCCTTGATATCCTTCACGAACTGAAGGTAACCATCAAGGACAGCAGGGAAGTGAGTGTCTCCAATTACTAATACTCTACTCACTTATGGTTTCTCCACTTGTATGCATCTTTCCATTGTTGTGCAACGGATGGCATAGGCTCACGACCTGCTTCAACAATAGGTGCATAGAGATCAATGAGTCCATCAAAGTGATCCTTCTGCAATTGATTCCAACTATCATAGAGATCACCATCTCTCCACTTCTGTCCTGTCAATCGCCTATGTGGCTTCAAGTTCTGTAACACAGTCATCTTAATCGCTGTCATCAGGTTCTCCTTCAATAAAAATTTCTACATTCATGTTTGGTTGCGGCTCTATGTTTCGCATAGAGAAGTCTAGGTACGCAGCTTGTAAGAAGATATCACTAAGGGCTTCCGTTGGAAACCAAAAGGATATTCTCTTTTTCTTTTTAACAGATGCAGCTAAGGCAGTAAACAATCTTACTGCTTCTTCTAGATCACCCTCACTAGTAACTTTAAATACCTTAGTCATTGGAAGAAATACTCCGCATCTAAAACATCCTTAATGTTTAATAAACCAGTAGGTGGTGCATCAGGTACTGTAATCTTCAATGCTTTTGATACTTCGATCCGCATGTCATCTAATAGATTGGTCGTATGCATAGCACAGAACTCTTCATTAGTAAACATACGCATTAGATTAACATCAGGTGCAGGACAACCATATGAATCATGGATCATACTGAACTGCTCAATACCAGCACCCACCATTCTATATATGGTACACCACATATGACTTGCATCAAGTGAGTGAATATAGTTAGGGGAGATGGCTAGGTTAACTGAGCCACCATCAATTGTTTCCTTATCGGGTGAGCCAAAGTGTAACTCTTTCATATCGAATAGCTTAGCGACTGATCGTCTAGTTAGTATCTCATAGTATTGGTGTACTACTTTAAACCCACACGGGGTAGTCCACTCAACATTCTTACCTAACTCACTAGCCATATCAGCCACCACCTTGAGCCATGCCTTGCCCTTGTTAGCCTCGACCAATGTACCCTTGAGGGCAGCATCAATGAAGGTAGCTAACTCAACAACAGCACCAGCAATCTCATCCTTACCAACCCAATCAAGGTGACCCTCAGTCTTACAGTACCTGCGAATACCATAGAAGGTAACACCATAGGGATCAGTCATTACTGCTCTCTTACAAACAGAGCGGTCAATGTCACCCTCCCAATACTCTATAAATTTTTTCGCCCATTTTCCATTGTTAGTATCTGCATCCTGTACTGACACCATGTTAGATGTCATCACATCAGCAACATACTGATACAAATCTTCGGGCTTGTTAGTGTGTATGAGGTTAACCTTCTTGGCAAGATAAGGGTCACGCATAAGTGCAGCCCAATGCTGAACACCATTACATGAACCATCCATTTGCACAGGCACTTGAGTTAACCCATCAGTACGACACAGATCAAAGACAGCAGCGATACGCTGGAAGCTTGGATTCTTTTTCTTCTTATGTGATACCCACTCAGAGCGGGTAGCATAGGGATCATCATTGATTCTCTTAAGCATGTCCATGTTATCATCGACCCACTTAACTCGTTGATCAAAGGTTGTCTTGTCCTGATCGAATAGATTAGCGACATGAATCTTTAACCAATACAAACCAATGGATGTTTGTTTCCTTGGCTGAGCAAACTGAATAAGACCACGATCAAAGTCACTTGACTGTGGACTAAGTAGATCACATGCTGCATTAGCACGACCACGGAAGTCACAGGTATAGATATGATAGAAGAACTTCAAAGGGATTAATGATTGTGCAAGTTTAATCCGGACAAGCATACGACCTCGTGATCGTTCTTCCTTATACCAATTGCTATATGTTTCTTCCTTGAGCTGACACCACTTAGCCTTCTCTTCTTTAGTCCCATCCTTAGGATAGGGATCAGCAAAGTCAAAGGCTGAGAAGTCATACACGGGAAGGTTAGCATCTCGTGTGTTGTTCTTAAAGAGTGCAGTCATTATCTCTAGCACTCGCTCATTGATAGACCATTCGGTATGCATCATAGCATTAAGACCAGTGACTACTATCTCTGATGGAAGGCTACCATTCTGGTGTACCTTCTCATCCCACATCACATCCTTAAACTTCTGTACTACAGGCTTACGGATATGGGGTAGTAGATTCCCACCACTACTACTTAGAGTATGTTTAATTGGTGGGATAATCATTGGTCGATACAGCAGGGCAGCGGTAGCAATCACATCCTGATGACGCTTATTAAGTTCACTCAATATGTCATCAGTAAAGGTAACTACTACACGCTCACTCCATCGCTTGCCTGTATGCTTACGAATGTTCTTTAAGTTAATGACCTCAGACATCTCTGCTATGCGTAGCATGTGATGACCAAAGTCTTCTCGTTGTTTCCTTGAGAAGGTTTTCTTATTAAGAGTACCCATCTTATAGGCAAACGCCTTGCATCTCTTAGTAGTCCACTTCTTCTGGTAGTGGGATTGCTTGAGCCAATCCTCACGGAATTGTTTCTTAGCCTGTTGATAGGCTACAATCTCCACTACCATCTCAGATATAACATGTGCTATGTGTTGAGCAGTAGGCAATGGGAACAGATCGTTCTCATACTTACGCTCCCAGAAAGCAGAGTTAAACCATTCGAGAATCAGTGATCTAATAGTAATGTCTGCCATCTTAGCAGCACCAACAGCAAACAAAGGGAATGCCCATTCAGGTGTCTTCCTATTCTGTGATACCGTATCTATCCATTGCTGGTAGAAGGGTGTAAGATGGATGACACATGCGTCAATCAATGTTTGCTCAGGGATACCCTCATCAGGGTTAGCATTGTATGCATCCCAGTATTTATGTTCCGATAGGCAAAGCATATCTTCCTCAGAGATAACTTGTAGTGCAGTTCTTTTATCTTGTTCTTCTTTAGATAATGAATCCCACAGTTTAGACATGTATCTCCTTAGTTATTAATGTTTCCTTTAGAATCCAAGTTTATGGTAGAAGCACAGAGAATTAAAGATAATACAAAAGACAACTACCTTTGCGATAAAGATTGCGGACTTAATAACGGCGGTTTCGAGTGTGATTTTCATAGTGTTTCCTTATACAAGGGTGAGTGCAAACTTCATAACATCAAGAGTAGTCTCTTGATTCTTACCAAGCAGATTACTAAAGGCAGACGATTCAAACGATGGCTTACGACCACGAGCAGGGATACGATGCTGAAGTTCCTTAGTTACTGCATTAGCAGCAAGCCAAAGGTTAGCACTACATCCATTTAACTCAGCCCGTTCAGCATCAAAGGTATCAGCCCACTTGCGGATAGTTACAGTAGCGCGGAGATAGTTCTCATAGTCATCGGGTAGTGTTGGATTAGCCACAACTGGCTCTTCAACCATACCCCATACATCCAACCAGAACTTCTGGATCTCTGACTTAGTAAGTTCCTTACGAACAAGAGTTTGTACCTTATCTTCAAAGAGTTTACCGGACATAGCGTAGAACTTAAGGGCTGATGCCATAGCCTCACGCTTCTTCTTCATGTCACCTGAGTGTACAATACGGAAGGACTTCTTACCACCTGCCATAGCCATGCTCAATGTATTCTGACATACGATACGAACAGTAGTAGGTAGTGCTTGCTCAGCAAGAGTACCATCATGACTGTTAATGAGTGCCATATACTGTGCGATAGGATCATGTCCATTGACACCATCAATCTCACCTGTCTTACACAAGACAACCAAACGCTTACCACCACCCATACTTAGAGCAGACTCAATCTTAATGTCAGCACCAAGATTGTATGCCATCTCAAAGACTTCACTATTCTGTACGATCTGATAGTCAGGTGATTGAATAGACAAGATAGCATTGTTGTCACTACGAACAATAGCATTGTAGTCATCAGAGGTAGCATCACCTGCGGTTACTGGACCGACCTTACTAACAGTCCAATCAAGACCAGCAATTTTCATTGCCTCAGTAGGTGACATATCTTCCTGAATAACCAAGCCAAGTCCATGCCATGCGGCAGTCTTACTATAGACTGCACCATCAGTATCTGTAATGTTATGTGCCATTAGTTTCCTTTAGGGTTCTCTTCATCACGGTCTTGTGTATCAAGATGCCGTATCTTAGTCCGCTTGTACGGAGGTAACTTCTTCTTTGGCTTGAGTTCTTTCTTCAGCCATTTGCTTTTGTCTTGCTTCATAAGTACGCTTGCAATCCCATTGCATAGTCCATAGTGATTCAATATCCTTAATATTAATACGCTGGTTCATTGAAGCAACTTCGCCGTTTCTCACATTGAGAATGGAGAATACCACATCATACACCGCTTCAGGCTCACTGAAACGAGATGGTTCAATAAGCATAAACTGCAGCACAGTATAATTATCTTGGTCAATTGTTAATGTCTTAGTGAATGTCTCATTCATATCTTTACCTTCTTAATTGTTTTAATACAGCCAATCGGTATGCAATTAACATCCGATACAATAGAACCAACATCATCCCAAGTAGCAGCAACAGTAATGTACTCTTGATTACACTCATAGAGTTTAGCAATACTTATACACTGATGGGGGTGCATATCATAGATGTCTTTCTTATCCATCCATGAGTCAGCATACCCAGAGATATCTTCCCATTCGATAATAACAATTGCGTTAATCAGTTTCTCTAACTCAGCATCAAACACCATGATAGTATCCTTTCTTAGTGGGACAGAAGAGACTTGAACTCTTAACCAATCGGTTAAAAGCCGACTGCTCTACCATTGAGCTACAATCCCTATAGTAGCACGGGTGGGAGTCGAACCCACACTACACAGATTTTAAGTCTGTAGACTCTGCCATTGGTCTACCGTGCCATAGGTAGGATACATAGCATGATAGGGTCAAAGCCTATTGTATATGCACCTACCAAAGCGTCCCTGACTGGACTCGAACCAGTAACCTATCGGGTAGAAACCGATGCCTCTATCCAATTGAGATACAAGGACAGTGGTTTAAAGTTCAGCAACATGCACTTCAATAACATCAGCAAGTTTAGCGAATGACATACCATGATCATTTAGTTCTGCCAAAGAGTCTTGTCCATGTGACTCACTATCAATGAATCGTCCAAGAGCATCGTGCATACCTGCCCATTCACGAACACGCAATGGTAACACAAGACTATCATTATCATAGACAGTAATAGAGTCATCACCTATACTCAACATCTGAAAGTGTTGAGGGAATTGATCTGACCTACGAGTAACAACCTTAACATCTAACTCATCAGGGTTCTGTTGCATATACAGATCACACAGTACACCAAGGCAGCAGTACATACATGCTCCATTAATATCTGTGGCATGGAGTTTACCTTGCCCTTGTTGGTAAGTACCAGACTTAAGAGCATCAACCCATTGCTTAGCAATATCAATCTTCATTGTCATTTTCCTCATAGTTAGGATCAATAGAGAGAACACGCTTCATCTCAGTAATATATTCATAACCCGCAGTAATCATTGCATCTTCAAGATGGTCTTCCCTAAAGGTAACATACCCATCAGTCTCCTTGTAATGCTTAGGATCTAATGTCATCTCTTCAGGTGTCCACATAGCAACGGCATACCCTTGCTTACGAATCCAAGCGTATGCTTGGTATACATTCTCTTCAATACTTTCATCCTTATTGTACACAAAGACATCAGCCATTGTAGTATCCTTCCTTAATCCATTCGATGTAGTTAAGACCAGCGGCTTGCATCTCAAGTTCTACTGTCTCTCTATTAATCTTATCCTGTTTAGGTTCAACTTCTAAATCATCAGGCGTAAGTATAGTAACAGCAAACCCATGAAGACGGAGCCAATCATACATACGATCAGCAGTCTCATAGATAGTTTCATTAGCATCTAAGTCGGGTAAGATCATAAGGTTCCTTTAATAGAAGGGGCGGGAGTTGCACCCACATACTCACACTTATAAGGTGTGCGCTATAACTGCGTTTCAGCCACCCTTCTCTGTTTACTTCTTCTTCTTCTTGAGAGGGACAGTTCTGTTATCCATACGCATACCACTAAGTTGGTTGTCTAATAGTTGACACCACTTAATCAAACCATCACAGCGTTCATTAACTTCATGCAGTCGAGTATCATAATGTCTACGACTTAAGATGTCACTAACAATATTGATAACAACATGTGCAATAAATCCAAACATAAGAATCAGTAGCGGGATATCCATTAGTCTTCTTCTCCATTAATATCAGGTAGTTCTTCAGTCCATTCATAAGTTGGTGGGATATACCAATCTTCAGGGATCATGCCACTAACATATGATTTAAAATTAGCATGCATATTCTTAGTCCATGCATCAAACTTATCTGCTGGAACTTCACCCACATCAATACCCTTCTCAGTAAGAAGGACAATCATATATGCGGTGATGATATCCATTAGTCGATACTAATTGAAAGGGAGATATCAGAGATCTGCTCTTCAACGAGAGTGGTTACTTGCTCACTAACAGCATCCTTGATAAGGTACTGACAGTCCCTACTCTCAAGGTATGCGGTAACAGCATGCTCACAGATTAGATTAATCTTATCCGTCAAGTCCTTAGTGATCAGATCAACGAGAGTCTTAACAGCAGTATCTAGTTCGGTGTTCATTGCGTCTCCAGTAGGTGGTCAAGTTGGTTAATAAACAATTCTTCATCTTCAGTAAGATAAAACTTATCGACTGTCATAGTATCAAAGTCATTCAGCATACGCTGAGCATCATCTCTCTTCTTAGGATCTTCGATCCAATAATAAAAGACATCAGCCACTTCTTTAATAAACTTAATGTTATCAGAGATGATTGTAGTAGACGGTGACATTAGTCTGCTCCTGATGGTAAGGTATCGTAAGTATCTTCTTCACCACGGTAAGGTGTAAGAGGGTTAAAGTTCAACTCTTCAATAACATTATCTAACAACCCTTTGATTGTATCATAGTCAACTATAGTAGGGTAGAAGTCTTTGATATCTACAGTACCCATCTCCCATTCCCCATCCTCAATAGTCCACTCAATGCTAAAGTCTACATCAATGTTACCATAGTCTTCAGTATAGATATTCATAGTGTGATTATTAATTCTCATCCAAGGTTCCTTTCTTCGTACTTATAGTAGCCCCAACTATTCGGCAGGTTGCCGATAGTGCTAGGCTTTGTGTTTCCCCGGCGCACACCGGATACCATCTAGGATTGTTGTAGGTTAGTACGCACCCTACCCATATAATCTTCGTCCCCATCGGCAACGGCTTTACCATAATTTGTATACCACCATCCATAGGATAGGGCATCTGTCTTGTCTCTGAATCCATTGACATATACTCCATCTACTGTGACATTATACCACATCTCTCCTTGATACAACGCCTTGACAATCTCATACTTCATCTGCAGTTACCTCATCAATGTAATATGGATAAGGAAAGTGTTGCATTGCATCCGTGATAATCATCAATGCATTGTCTGCCTCTTGTGATTCAACATCATCAATCTCTGGGATCTCTACAATCATATAGACTTTCATGGGTTCACCATTGGGTAAGAGTAGATGTCTATATTAACTCCGGCATAAGTCAGTCCAAGAGTCATAGCATAACGCTTAGCGTCATGTAAACTATCAAAGATAATCTTTACTTGTCCATTCATCCGCACCACATGGCACGGACTGGTAGTAACCTTCTTAGTCTTAGACTTCTTCTTCAAGGTTTTCATACTTGTCTCCAAAGATAATGGCGATGATCTGAACATCCTTATAGAGGTAACGCAACCCCTTACTTACTTGTTTAGTAGACTCAGACAATACAAAGTGTGAGCATTCAATCAACACCTCACCCTCCCCCTTAGTAGAGGGATTGTATACGACAACAACATTATACGGGGCTAACTCTTGCATTAATCCTCCAGTTGGTCAAAGATAACAGAACGGAGATGATCCTTACGCTTACTATAGATGTAACCGATAGAGATGATTACATCTAACCGATCCACAGCCCATAGACTCATGAACTCTTGTTGTAACATTTCATCTCTATCATCATAGATAATCAGTACATTCCATAGTGTCATTGTTTATTCTCCGGATATTCCATAGTCATAAACGCTTTAACATATACACCACACAACACACTAATCTGAGAGATCTCACTCATATGAGCCAACTCATACTCTTGATCGTTCTCATAGTTAGAAGGATCGCGTTGATGCAGTTCTTCAGCAGACCTAACAACACTCTCCCGAAGAAGAGACAAGACAATCAATACAGCATCACCTTCAAGTGTCATCTTCATTGTGTATCCTTGTTAATCTTATCGTTCTCTTCAACACAGTATAGTAGGCATGCTACAATGAGCACACCAATCATACCACCAATACAAGGTAGAAAGATACTCATACTTCTACCTCCGTCCACTTACTAACTCCATTCATCTTATTGATAGTCTTCTTAAGTGAGTCAACATACTCCTCAAGTTTACCCACAGTAGCGGCATAATACTTAAGGGTATTAGTAAACCCTTCATTACCTGTCTTCAAGATAGCATTAGCATCCTGAAGTCTCTTATTAGCCTCGACTAACTCTCCAATCTTATCAGAGAACTCAGACTGAACAGCCTCAAGGTGTACAATGTACGCTTGTGCCGCAGTCAACATCTTCTTTACTTCTGTTTCGTTCATGCTGTCTCCTTCTTAATAAAGTAAAGATACCCTTCGAACTTAATATCAAAGGAGTCATTGGACATCTCTCTTGCCCACTCAAACACACTTTCCAGAGTATCAAACTCTAGTGCATTAATGACATAAGAACCCTCACCCTTATAGGCGAAGACCTCAAATCCTTTAACACATGACTCAACAATAATACGAGCACCCTTCTTAAACTCCATCTCTACAGTCGGTTCCCACTCAGCATTAAAGCCACTATACATATCATTCTCCTTGTTAAAGAAAGAAAGTAAGTCAGACGAAAGATATACCATAGGTTTCCCTACGGTATACCGTGATAGGAAATAGATTCACTAGGCAACTATCATACCTAGTGAATAGTTATTCTGTATGCCTACGACAAGCATAGTATCGGTAACTAACCTTTGCTGATTGTTCACGTTTTAATAGTCAGCAAACTATCTAACATTGAGGAGGATGTTAGCAACCAAAGGTATACCATAGGTTTCCCTACGGTATACCGTATTAGACATAGTGAAGGACTTGCGTCACTTCAATCAGACAAACATGCATACATGCACCCTTATCGTGGCATATGCTAACCCATTGATTAGCGGAGACTTGTCTCATATCAATCATGATGCTATCCCTAGCCCATCCGGGCAAGGATTCAGTTACCATGTCCGCAAGACGGGCTTCCTTAACATCCACCATATCAGTGAATGTACCCAATGGACGACTCAACTTCTCGTTAACATTGGCATCCAAACTCCGCGATGTTACTACGATCATAGTATCTCCTTTAGATTGACCACGACATCAAACGACCAGACTCTACACTAACAATCTCAACATCATCTAAGACCATGCCCGTATCATTGCGGATATACGCCAAGCATTGAGCATATGACCCAGTGCATACATGCGATCCCTGATATTCTACTCTGAACATTATGCACCTATTTTCTCAGAGTTAGACATCGCCGCAATATCAGCCCGAACTAACTCAGCAGTCCGATACTGCCGAAGACCATCATTCCAAACAACATAATAGAAACCACCAACTTCTGCCCGACTAGCAGACCATACACCATCCTCGTCATTAATACGAGTCTTAACAATCTTATAGCCCTTGCCGCTGAATGAATCAATGATCTCCATTACTTGCCTACTTTCGTGATACGAATCTTAGTAAACACTCCAACCTTACGGAGTGCAATGATAATAGCCTTCTCATTTAATTGCATACCCCGAAGGTATTGGAATGCCTTCAGTTCATCCTGAGATGAATTACCTGCATTCAACAGTAACTGCCGACCAACCGTATCAATCGTCTTAGTAGCCATAGTAGCCTCCTTGAATGGATGATAGGAGATATTTCACCCCTACCATCCGATAGATTAGATCATACCTTACAGACCAAACTCAGCAAGAACATTCGATGCTTCATTAGCAGCATTGCTCTTGTTAGTACCGGGAGCAGGTAGACCAACCCACGAATTAAACTCAGCCCGTTCATCTCGATCAAAGCCGAGATGACCACCACGAACCAACAGAGCATTCATCTGACCAAAGACAGACGATGCAATGCCCTGCGTAGTATGCTTAGCATTCTTAGCCTTGCAGTACAAGTAATCATACACCGCTCCGGCAGTCTCCATATCAGCAGAACGACCCTTATTCATGAAAGTAATGAGAGTATTCTTATCCATAGTGATTATTCTCCGAAAGAGGATGAAAGGATAGAACAATTCTACCCTCTAGCAATACCCTACGAAAGAACGCAGGGGATTCTAGAGGGTACTCTAGTGCCAATCTAGAGTATCCACCATCTTACGTACTGAGATATCTATCGCTTTCGCCTTTACTATACCTCAGTCTTATTCAATCTCCTCACTTGCTCCACCTCTTGGGGCTGCAAGTTACGCTTATTGAACGATGCCCATAGGGCATAGCACTCCTCGTGCCACCTCCTTACGTCAGAATCATCGGCTTACCATTAGTGCGAGGATTCATCGGGTTACCTACTAGGACGGCTTATTGGATGCGTTCCATATCGTAGGGGAAGTTCTGATAACATTCATGGATTACGGCACTACTACCCCCCTCATGTCGGTGAGGGATCCATCGGCACTCAAGCCGGGATTCGTGCAATCTCCATGACATCACCTCCGACAACCCTTCGGGCGTTGGCTTTACCTGCTACGATGTCCCTTGAGGGCGGTAGATCCGGTAAGGTGCGATCAGGTCGGCGATTCGTATTCGCTGACACTTAACAACGCATCAGCCGGGAAAATCCGCAACCACAAGCCGCAAAGTCCGATAACTTTATCCCTCGCCACCAAGGTTATCGGACTTTGATCCCCACAGGTTATCGGACGCGCCACGCCCCTCAGGTTATCGGACATGGCGGGATGACGGGGGGTGCGCCGGGGGGATTTAGGGGGGATACCCCTTCGCTAATTTTTGACCCCTCTAGTCGATTCCTAGATTGAGTAGGGATCCCCCTAGCTTGCCCTGTGGAGGGTTGTTTGTGTTGATGTCCTCCGGTAGCCCCAGAGGGATCCGGGGACCCCATAGGAAATCGACAAGGGATTAACCGGGGGGTAAACCCCGGAGTGCTCTATTCTCTGAATAATCCTAGATCCCCTTTCAGGGACCTAGGATCTGTATGTTTATATAATATTGTAATTAACACTTAGGTTAACTAGGGTTACCCTTAGGTTACCTAAGGGACTATGTATTACTATATAATATAATAACATAATTTTAAAAACTTAAAGACAGTCTAGGTTACTCAAGGTATCCCTTAAGTATCTATCTAGTAGCCCCAACTATTGGGCATCATCTAAGAGATCCCCTAGGGAACCTGATACACCCTTTGACATGTCTTCATAACGGACTCCGGCTTGGGCTGCTCTTGCCTTCTTAAGGGCTTGGGCTTCCAGCTCAAAGTTGCGGGGGGCAACCTTAGGTATCGGTGGTAACGACTGAGAAGAACTTTGTTTTCTTCCTTGGCTCTTTGCATAAGGATGTGGGTTTCTGTGAATCATATTCATGTAGGTTTGCAATGTTCCCTTTTCTTCCAAAGCTCCTGAGACTTCTAGGGATCTAGCAGCC